TAGCTGTAGTAAAGTTTTCATAGGTCACTTTGAATCCCGAAGGGGTAACCCATTTAAGTTTATCTCTACCGTTACCATAGATGAGTTCACTTTTAAAAGACTTTAACTCAACAGTTAGATTGTTTAACTCTTCAATCTCTTCATCTGTTTTATCTTTCTTAGTGTAGAGTTCTTTCTGGTCTTTAACTAGTTGCTTGTACTCAGGGCCAGCAACCTTTCCATCAGGACAGAACTTCTTGTACTCACCAATCTCATACTGTGCAACCTTCTGTAGGAATGCCATAGTATGTAGGGGTCCTGGGCATACCATATTGATTGCCTTGATTAGTAACTTAGATAACTTATCACAGTCATCTTGTGTTATACCATAAGTAAGATGGAAGTCTTCTGTCTTACAATCAAAGAACATGTTCTCAGCAATCTTCTTAGCACCCGCAGAGTATGCTCTTGTCATACTACCACGTTTAGATATACCTTTTCTGATGTGTTTCATTGGCATCTTATCTAGGATACCTTTAAGACGATCATCAGTGACAAGGTTATACAATTGCTTTGCAGTCTGAACATAGAAGTCATATTGTATATCTACTGGTACAAGGCCTACAAGCCTCCCTGTGTGGCTGTCTTTAGAAATAGCACCTAGATGCTGCCAACCATTGTTAGACCCGTCTACGGGCACTGGAAGGTGGCTTACGTGGATTCTATTATCTTTGACTGCCTTCTGGTAGTCGTACCACTCAAAGCAACAGGCAAGGAATGAGACAGGTTTCTCTGCTATATCAGCTATGATACTTGACCTACCCATTTCAATTAGGATTTCCATGTTGTCATTAGTCCAGCGTACTCTGTCTTCAAGAGTAAACTTATCCACACTGATAGACTCTAGGCCTTCTTCTTGTAGATATTTTTGGTATTCACCTTCACACCAATTAGGTAGTTCATCTATGTTGTAGCTTTGGTTGAAGCTGCTTGCTGTATGTACAGCTAACCAGAAGAGTCCATCTTCTGTCATAGGTTTACCCCTGGCAAAACACATCATACCCCTGGCAAGATCAGACCCTTGGTAGTTTAGGAAGGACTCTGAATAGTATAATCTACCACGGTAATCAGCTTGCATATACTGATAGAACACATCATGTTCGTACAGCAGCTTGGCTTTTGTAGTGATGAAACCCCATTCAACATTCTTACTTCTGCGTTTCATTTCTTTAGCATCGTTATCTTCGATGGGTACAGATGAAACAAAAGAATCTTTGTTGTCCATTAAAGCATCGTAGACCCGTTGATTAATACGCCAACCTGTCCTTTGTAGGTTATCCACTGCTTTAATCCAAGGTTGCCCTATCATTGTACGGAACTCATCGTTGTCCTCTTCTGTCCAGTTCTTGATTAGGGGTTCACCATCTGGTTGTGTAATCTTTGTTATTCTTTCTGGCCTTGACAGTATTGTGTGATTAAGAGAGATCCTTGACAGTGCTTCAGGGATGTCTGCTAGATCAATCCATTTAGCTGTAGCTGACACAATATAACTAGTGTCCCTTGTCTTGGGGTAGTACAGGTTAATGTATCCACAGTTAAAGAAAGCTTCAATGAAGAGATCACCTAGTCTTACATGCATATTCCAGGGTAACCCAGGGGGTTCCCTTTTTATTACACGTGCTACACGTTGTCCTATTGCTGTGGATACAGCAGTTAACTGTGCAGTCCCTGCAGGACTATCGGAGGTATCGTAGGTGAATCTCATTTGTATTGTTTGAAATGCTACTGCAACTAGCCGTGGCATATCTTCTTGGTACTCTTTGTATAATCTCAAGAGTACACCACCAGAGTTAGCCTTAGGGTTATTCGGATTAACCTTTGAGACTTTCTCTATCAGGTACTCTGAGATCTGATCGAATGGATTCATACAATCCTCTTTCTGTTTTAAGTTAGGCACCCCCAACTAATGGGAGCGATATCTTTTAGACAGTCACCAAACATCTTGGCTAACTCTTGGATCTCTACCTGTGCATGTGCGTCTGTACGTTGAGCATAGATACGTGCAGCAGCAGCTAGAGATCCTGTTTCTACCCACTCAGTCATCATTGATTGGGGTAGAATCATACGTGCTTGTTCAGGGCATACACCCTGGGCTAACATCTTTTCATAACACACAATAGCGTTTTCATGGATGTCTTTTAGGTATTTACTAGGGAAGTACTGGGACTCAGAGGCCCCACTAGATCCTTGCTTAGCACCATCTGTTGGCTTAGCCCTCCATGTGGTAGGCTCATAGAACTCTGGGGTACTGTCAACATATCTTCGGGACACCTCATTGCGTGTAATCCCAATCATATGTTTGAACCATTGTCGTGCTACAAAGATAGGGGCTTTGATACGTACTTGATATTGTACTTGACTGAAGGGTGTCCAGTGCCCATGTTGTGCAAGGTATTGGATTAATCTTTTATCCCCATCAGTGTACTCTGATCTTTGTTTATTGAAGGAGACTCTAGCAGCATTAACTACTGCTAGGTCACTCCCCATACTATCAATCAGTGTTACTTCAAATTGTGAAGTATTCATCAAATCCTCCTGAAGATATTAGTCTTGTTGTCTTATTGTTGTACGTAGAACTTCCGGCAGGTCCTGTAAGTCCGGTGAATCTAGACTTGAGTACTTTGAACTTGATTGTGTTTCGTTCTGACTCTGACTCTGCGACAAGGTTTCTTGAGAAGGCAATGATGTCGAACGAGATCTGCTTGATCGAACCACTGCCTTTGATATCATCGATAGATGCGATGTTCCCTTCTTCAAAACTCTTACCCCCTTGGGCTTTGCGTAGGTGTGAGATAAGACCCAACCATACATTGTGTTTCTTTACAACCTTCAATAGGTCAGACATTACTTTATCTACCGCTTCGTTACCAGATAGTCCTTCAGAACCTTCTGATACCGCGATAGTAATGTGGTCAAGAACGAGGTACTTGCAACCCATAAGGGCCATGTATTCGATCTTATCGATAAGAGATGAGTCCCCAACGGAGCCTTGGTGATCCAAGAGAACCAGTCGCTCGTCACCGAACACAGCTTCGTATCCGCGTCTAAGTTCCTCTTCACTAGTTGGTGGAGGATCCATGATGTTACGTTTAAGTTGCATTGAGATAAACTTTTCGGCTGTATCTCCAACACTTTCTTCCAGACTAATGAGTCCAACCTTATCACTTGTCTTAGTAAGAAGGTTAAGGATAATCTCTTTAATGACAGTAGACTTACCACTACCAGTGCCAGAGGTAAACAAAGTAATCTCACCATATCGTATCCCCTTTAGTTTATCATTGAGTCCACTCATACAGTCGGGGTATGGGACAGACTCAACGTTTTGTCTTGATTTAAACTGTTCCCATACAGCTTCACCTGTTACGATACCGGCAGGTGACCACACTTGGGCAGTAAAGATAGCATCATTCAAAGACTTTGGCCCATGCTTTATTAGTACTTCACATGGGTCTTTCTCTTGTAACCTAGCAATCTTTACTTTACCAGCGTTAAACATTTTAGCTGCAGCATCTTGTGCTTTCTGACCTGCATCATCCTGATCAAAACAAAGTACAATCTCTTTGAATGAGTTGATCCAGTCACGTTGCTCTAGTAATCCTCTAAGGTTAGATGCTGATGGGATTGACACAACATTCCAGATCTTCTTACTAGTACTTAGCATACTTTGGGCTACAGCACAGGCATCTAGTTCACCTTCAGTGATAACCAATCTGTGCTTACCAGCGACACATGCAGACTGACCGAACAGTTCACAGTCTTTGAAGTCACCATGAGTCTTGAACTCTTTTGGTAGCTTACGTTCTTTATATGCGACAGTGATACCATGTTTTGTGTACGGATAAAAGTGTGACTCAGGCACACCTGTATCTGTTACACTCATTTTAATACCGAAGTGATCTATTACTTCTTGAGAGATACCACGAGAAGTAACAGGGTAGCTACGATAAGAACTGATATCGGAGAATTTAGTAAGCTCAGTAAAGGTGGTAGGTTCATAACTATCCATATTTGTTTCTACTTTCTTTGATTTTCCACAGCTGAAGCAGTGACCTACTCCATCAGTGTATGTTGTAAATGCATCGGAGCTACCACATTCAGGGAATGGGCAGGGTCCTTTAGTATATCTTCGTTCATTCATTTAGTTCCATCTTTCTTCTTTAGCTTGACGATTTAGTTTCCTCTTGTAACTCGCTTCCCGTTTCTTGTTGAGTCTCTGTTGCTTGATCACTTTCATACTCTCGTATTCTGATGTCAAGGAACTCTCCTCCTCGTTTAACGATTCGCTTTTCAAGTTTGATGTTGTAAACTTTATTGTCATTGAATTCCTCATACACTCCTTGATATGTATCTAGTATTGGTTTGATTACATTATCCAGATCTGCTCCACGATTAGATAGACCTGCAATAATGTTAAAGGATACCTGACCAGACCCGAAGGGCCAGTCAGTTCCAATCAGTTGGTCACGGATATCATTCTGATACTGTAGGTAATCCGCTGACTTGAATGTCGTCTTTCCCCTCCGGTTCCACATCTTGTTCGCACTCAGTGGTTTCAGGGAGAAGTAGTGACTCATCTTGTACATGCTTACTCATTTCCTCTAGTTCTTCCCATGTTGTCAACATAGTAAGTAGTTTACGACTAAGCCAAGGGTCACCTGCATTATGCTCCTTCCAAGCTTTCTGAACAGCTGCCCATCGTTGACCTACTGGGATTCCTTCAAGGATTTTAGCAGCTTTCTTTGGACCGATACCATTGATCCCGGGGATATTATCACTAGTGTCACCTGTTAGACATTGTAACATCAAGTTCATCTCAGCTTTATCATCATTAACAAACTCATGTGTTTTCTTAGAGTAATTATAATGATGACCTGGGATTTGTTTAAGGTCTTTATCAATACCACAAACAACAAAGTCTAGTTCCATTTCTCTAGCTTCATATGCCCAGATACAAACAAGATCGTCAGCCTCCATACCGTCAGCTTCAATACCACCCCATTTCTCTTTCATGTAATCATGACCGTAGTTAAGGGCTTCTTTTAGATCGTTTGGTAATGGGGGTCTGGTGCCCTTGTAGTCGGGGTAAAGACCTTTCCGGTAGTTCCCCCTACCTTTAAGGGCTACACGGTACTCATCAGGCCCTGAGAAGGCGTAGGAGATACATTCCCTCATTGTTCTGTCGATAATCTTACGGATCTCTATATTGTTAGGATTACTGTAAGCAGCCCTGAAGTATATAGAGTCAGCATCAACTAATGCTATTGCCATTTTGTTTCCTTTATCTATAAATTATTTCTACACCCCAATGTTTTACTTTATTTTCTAATGGGTATGGGTCCCATTTGTCTCTTTCATACTCGACTGCTGCGAGTTTGTGG